AACTCCATTAATAGTAATTCTATCTCCTATGTTTGGACTACTAGTATATCCATCAACATTTAATGTTGAACCTGATTGAGAAGCACCATTGACTAATGGAGTGCCTTGTTGATTGACTGTAGTTGCTCCAGAACAATCTAATGTTAAATCATCTTGTTCAGCAAATTTTTCTAAAGTGTATTGTGTAGATCCTTCTAAATTTCTTTCAACAACACAAAATAAATTTTCATTGATTGCAGTTATACTAGTATACTTATCTCCTGTCTTTGTTTCCCATTGTGTCCAACCTGCTATCTTTTCTGCTCTAACACTATGGAATAATGCAAGTGTTCCATCATTGTTAGTAAAGAAAGCAAACTGTTCTGGTCTAGTTGTTGAACCAGTTATCATAGTCATATCTACTGGTGATTTAATTAACTGTGATGCTAATATAGAAATAGATGTAGATGCATAAGCATTTTCAACATCACTAAATAAATATTCACGAATAGATTTACCATTCTTTTGTGCATATAAAGTTGCACCATCAAATACTATTGGCTTTGCTCTGCTACATCCATATGGTGTTTGTCTTAAAAATGTTATATTAGCTGGTGTTACAGCAGAAGTATCTGTGGATGTCGGCACAAAATATTCACCACCATCTGTTAATACTTGTAAGTTTCTTGAAGATACTAAATGTCTAATTTCGTTTACTCTATCGCCAGACACAAATACATTTACAGCTTCATCAGCATTACCTGATCCTACATCAAAATTAAAATACCCACCTACTTGTGATCCTATTACAGCAGCAGGAGCATCTCTTACTCCAGCAAAATATAATCTATTATCATGGAAAGTAACTGCTTGTGGAAAACCTCTAACAGCAGATATTAATTGTTCTTCCCAATCTGCTTCAGCAGTAGTTCCAGCTAATGTTTCTAATATTGTAATAGTAACTACGGTTGCACTTGTATATCCAGTTATCTTTGCTTGTTTACCACCAATTGTTAAATACGTACCATTATGATTTACATCCCAAGTATTAGCACTAGCTGTAAGTGTAACGCCTGTTCCACTTGTAGCAGAAGGAGTAACTGTTACTGATGTAGGTGCATATTTGTAAAAAGGCTGTGTAGTTTTATTAATACCACTTACTTGTACTGTATCATCATCTTCAAACTCAAATAAAGAAACAGTAAAATTACTAGCACTAGTTCTTTTGATTTCAATAATAGGATTATTTCTATGTGTGAGAAATACCGTATCGCCGAACTGTGCAAAGTTTAATTCAAATAATTGAGCTGTAGTCCAATTACAATTAGATGTTATATTAGCTTGTATACTTGCACCTGAACTATCAAATATATCTAATCTATTATTTGATAATGCAAAAACTGCTAGTTCATCATTAGAAAAAATAAAAGGTATGATTCTTGATTTGCCTGGTAATACAGATTTAAATGTAGTTCCAGGTCTACGCATAATACCACCTTCATCTAATAAATACCAATTACGCAAAGTTTTAGCACCATTGAAGTATGCATTAGCATCTGTTCTAGTAACAAGTGATGAGTTAAGTTCACCACTTGAAAAGTTGGTGTATACTGTTCTTAGGACACTAGCCACTAGTACCCCCTGGTCGTTAATCTATTTGTTATAAATCTTTTTGAATTTAATCTCTTTGTAGAAACTTCTTGGCTCTCAATATTCTTAGATATTAATATTTGTCTTTCTGCTAAATCAGAAAACTGTTTTATCATAGCTGCATCTCTTGCTACTGATCCTGCAAAGATAGATGCTAATTGATATTCTAAACATAGTTGAAAGTATGCTGGAAACTGTGATTCATCTTGTCTGAATACATAATCAGCAATAACTGCAGAAGAAGAACCATATCCATTTAAAAAAATTTTATCACCATATCTTGCATATTGAATAGGCACATCAGCAACAGTTAAAGTATTTAGTTGTAATAAATCTGGTGAAGTTGGTAACTGATAAGCAAATTCATATCTACCAGTTGGTGTTGCTGTTAATAAACTTAATTGTTGTTGTTCTGTAGCAAAGGTCCATCTATGTCTAGATAGTGTAGACTCTACAATATTCTCATAAATATTTGATGCTACTAGAGCTTCTGTACTTCCATCTGAAAATGAAGATATTGGTTGAGCACCAATCATAATTAATGCTCTTGCACATATGTCTACTTTAGTACTTGCCATATTTAAAGGGGGGAATAAATCCCCCCAATATCATTATGATAATAATGCGACTGTTACTGTAGAGGATGTTGCTGCTGATACTATTACAATATCTACAACACCATTTGATCCACCACTGTTTACAATGATTACATCACCAGCATTCAGGTCGCCTGTCGCTGCTAAAAAGTAATCTGCATCATCAATAGTTCCTATAGCATCTCCGTCAGAGTAGTACCATAAGGAATTGCTATCTCCCATTTGAGAGATCTTCTTAATTGGATTTGAAGTTGCGTATGCCATTATTTACTCCTACTCTGCACACTTCTGGATTCTTACACCATCACCATCAATTAGGACTGCTCCCATTGACATATATGAAGTTGTAAGGTGTGCTACTTTCTCAGGGATATAGTTAACTTCAGTTCTTACGTCTGAACCTACACCCATACCTAGAGATGATTTATGGAAAGCCATAGTGTGTCTATCTGTTGAACCAGATGTTGGTAGACCACTAAAACCCATCCACATGAAAGACAACCATCTTTTAGCTGTCATTCCACCTTTATAAGGTAGATCTGCTTCACCGATATATTCAGCTCTTGAGAACTGATCTATATCTAATAGGTCAGACCACTGTTTTGGACCGACTACCCAGTATCTTTGTCCATCATCTGGAACATCATTGTTTCCAAAGATTTCAAAAACATTCTGAGCTTTGTCTAAGTTCATACCAGTAGTTGTACCAGCAGAGTTATTTGCTAGTGCAGTTGCACCTGAATTGTAAGTATCTGTGATGATTTCATCAGTCTTACGACCTAAAGCATATGCAGCATTTTGTGCTACAATGTTTCTCTCATCAATATTTACTTTCAATTCGTCTAGTTTGTCTACGTAATCAGCAGCATAAAAGTCTGATAGTGTTGCAGTTACATTTGAGTGTACTGAGTTCATAGCGACAACCTCAGCGTGTCTTGCTTTAGTTGAAGCAGAACCTTTCGCTACTTTTTGGAACTGAACAGTATTTCCTTTTACACCATTGACATTACGTACCATGGACTTCAATTTTGAGCCCATACGTTGATAAGCCATGTGAACTTCAGCTTCAAACTGTTTCACAAATGCTTGATCTATTGTTGCTGTCATTGTGTTTTACCTTTCATTGTTAAATCCAAGTTGTCGTCATAAACATTTCTTAGTTATCCATTACTGGGCAAAGTCCAGTTTAAATCGGCTTGTTAATTCAGATATATTATATTTTTGTCAGCTTTACAAGACAAGATGCAGGAAAAACATTGACATCAGCGTATGTGTATGATCCATCGCTTTCCCTGATATAACTTGCAAATGTCTTGATATACTTCTTATTCTTTGAATAAATGTATGCTTCTGTAGTAATAATAGCTGGAGATAAATGTTCCATATCTTTATCAGACATCCATCCACTATCTCCAGTAGGATCTTCCCATATAAGTATATATTTCTTATATGGAAACTTCTTAGCCATACTTTTTCTGATATAGATCAGTTACTTTTCTAATATATGCAGGATCTTTTGTACCTTCTTTCCAGTATCTTGGATCTTGCATCATAGATTGTAAATCTCTTTCATCTAGTTCTACATCTACTACAGTATTGGTATTAGGTAATGCTTTGTTTTTAGACAAAGACATTATTTCTTCTAGAGCTTTAACGCCTTCAGCAGTAGCAGCCATATTGGCAATAGCATTATAGGCATCAGTAGATAGATACTTTTTACTCCAAAGATCAGCAGCTTCAATACGTTGTTTTGCATTATCTCCCAACTTGCCCATTTCTTCTTGTAGATTCGGCAAACCAGCAATTTCATTATTAACAAAAGCCTCCACTCCCTGGTTGAATACATCCTGTGATAACCCATTATCTTTACAAATTTGTTCCCAAGACTTAACAAGTGCTTGTTCTGGATCAACGGATATTTCAACATCTTCTGGTATCTCTGGTAGCTTTATTTCATATGATTCAGGAACGCTAGATTTTCTTTCTGATTCCAAATCTTCACGTAATTGTTTCGTAAGATCTTCAGTTCGCATCCCAAGTTTTTGCTCCAATGCTTTGTATGATGCACCCAGTTCTTCAACTTTAATTTCATTTCTATCTGTATCCCAAAATTTCTCTGGAATATACTCAGGTATTTGAACTTCAGTAGTGTTTTCTTGAGATACCTCTTGTGTTGTTTCTTGTGTTTCTTGTATTTGTTCTTCTGACATTATGCCTCCTTATCAGATTCGATTCTTTTCTTGATGATAAAATATAAATATCTCATCCCTTCAAGATGTCGTAAATGTTCGTTGCTAACATCTTTACCTGCAACTGCATCTACTGTTATGGATCTTAAATAATCCAACATTTTTTCACCAACAACGGTGCTAAAAACTGCGTTCATCTCTGAATTAAGTTCTTTTTCTTTTTCTTCTGTTCGATAAAATCCATCAATAGATAGATGGCTACCTTTAGGTTTGTTCTGGAGCTGCTCCCAACTCATTTGTTCCTCCTTGTTGTTGCATTACTTGTTGCATTTGCTGTACTACTTGTTGTTGTTCAGCTGCATCTCTAATTAGTTTTTCAGGAAGGTTCATTTTTTCTGCCAAGTACCTAGCTACTTCTTCTTGTTTTACAATAAGATTAAGTACTTGTGGTCCAAATGTTTGACCTAGCGTTGCGTTGAATCTGTTTACATCTGCAATATCTTGCTCGTTTTGTGCTCTAGACAATGGTGATTCTGGAACAATTTTTATTTCTTTGTTATTCAAAGAAGGTAATTCTATTCTGCCTTGTTTCTTTAAAATATAAATAACACGTCTAATTAATGGCATAATAAATTCTGATTGTAATCTTCCAAATGAAGATCCAATCTGTCTAGATAAATCTGCCATTCTTTCTGCTACTTCAGTAGCTGACATTGGTGTACCTTTGGTTGGACCTAATGTTTCCATGTATAATGCTTTACGAATATTCTGCCTCATATCATCTAATACTAACTGTGCAACATCAAATCTACCTGCTCCATTAATAGGAACTAGTCCTCTAGATCCAGGAGCTACTGGAATAATTGTGCCAGGCACTAATGAAATGTTATCTGGATTAATAACTCCATCATCTTCTAGTTGATAAATACCAGATATATTCATCTGTGCATTTTCTAAAATTAATTCGATAGTTAAGTTTGTAGTCTTGATAGCAGACATAGCATTAAATACTGGACCACGACCATATACTTCACCACTAGCTTTATTCCATCTAAATGTAATAAATGGATTAGAACCTTGTCCTTCAAAAGTATCTTCAAGAATAACTGCTTCCATATCTTTTACACATACTACATAATCATAAACTTCTTTATTTGGATCTTTATAGTTTCTCATTGTACCTTCGATTACAGTACACTTGACATCTGGATCATTTAAAATCTTATCTTCTATATCTTCAAAGTTTCCATCTGGATATAAAACTTTTAAATCACCTAATCTGATATTTCTTTTTCTATAAATACAATCTACTCTATTATCTGGACCTGTATTTAAATATACATGAGGTAATGGTATAGAATTAAATACTACTGGATTAGTTGATGTACCTTCATTCACTAACATTACACCTGTACCAATAGCTAAATCCATAAATGATTCATGCACTTCTTGATTAAAGTTAGATGAATGTAATATCTCAAATATATAATTAGTTATTTCATCTAACTGTGCATCTATCTGTGGTGCTATTTGTGGAGGTATTTCTATACCTGCTTTTAAATTAATCCATCTTCCAAATGTAGGAGTGATACCTGCTTGTAGTCTTGAAGCAAACTCTTGAATACCTACAACAGCTGTTTCATCAAAGATTCTATCTGTTCTTTTTTCTCCAGGAGCTTCTTCATAAAATGCTTCTCTACCTGGCATAGTATATTCATATGCTTCTTCAAACTTTGGAATCCAATGAGATTTTAATTGTTCTGATTGTGCAAACTTTTTCAAAAAAGATTTAGGGTTCATTACTCCAGTATTTGGAGCAGATCTATAATTAAAACTGTACATTACTTAAATGTTCCACCAAATCCTCTACCCTTAACTGTAAGAAATGGTCTTTCATTACTAGATACGTTTCCAATACCATATCCAGCCAAAACTTTTTCTAGCCTTTTTTTTCTTTCATTATCTCTTATATTGCTTTCACTTTGTTCTATTGGTGCATTACTTGTACTTGTATTATTACTACTATCATTTTTAAAAAAACTAGTTCCTCTTATCGCATTAAAAATAGCACCAACAGGTGATGCTTCTACTAATCCTGCTTTCCTAACCATTGTTGGTGTATTAGATCCATCTATATATTCTAAAGTATTATATCCAGTTACAGCTCTAGAAATATCACCACCTAATTGTTTTAACGTAGGAGCGTTTGCAGTTAGTTGTGGGGTTTGTTTTGAAAGTATAGTTTCACCTTTTTCGTTTTTCATTCCTGTTCCAACAAAACTCATTCTTTCTACTCCATCAGGACCAGTAAATTTCTTACCACCTAACATTTCTCCTACTTCTTGAGTACGTAAATCTTTTGCATATTTTTCTACATTAGCTGGTCTACGATATTTAGAACCTATTTCACCGATATTTTTACTAATAGCATTGAAAGATTTTCCTGTAGTTCTATTAATTGTTTCTGCTTGTTTTGTTGTAGCAGTAGCTAATCCAGTAGTTCCAGACATAGCCAAAGACTGACCTGGACCCATTCCATATACTTTTTTAGGTTTATTTTGATTTTTATTATTTCCTCCGCCGCCGCCTCCAGATGTTGGTTTACTTGATCCCATTATGTTTCTTGTCCTTCTGTAAAAAATCCAGCTCCACCAGCTCTTGAGAACAATGATCTATTACCGAGCTTACCTTCGATAAATCTTTTTTTTCTTTTAGCCATAGCTTCTTCTTGTTCTTTTTGTATACGTTCTTCCTCCATACGCTTTTCTTTTAACTGTCTTTCTAGCTCTGGATCAGGCTTATATTTTGGTGTTCTTAAAAATCCCATTGTTCACAACCATGTTTCTTTAAGTATTTATATAACTGAAAAGGGGTAATAATCAATCTATTTATTCCTAGAACTCTCATAATAACAGTTACACAAGAATGTTCTCTCAACCATGCAGCTTGAAATAATCTCCACTTATGGCGAAATGTCTTGCATTTTAAAATAATACCACCATGTTGTTTTATATAGACCATCATCTGATCTACTTCAGTACCATCTATAATATTTAAATCTAATCTTCTATGTATGTGTTCTACTACTATCCATTTATCTTTTTTTGGAAAGTATGCAAAAGCACCACAATGTGCCATCCCATTTTTTCTGAACCTATGATACCACTCATGGTTAGGTGGATCATAAAAAAATACTAGCCATTCCTTCGGAAAATATCCCACTTCTTCCTCCTATTCATTGAAGTACGATCAAATATATTCCAGTTCTTATAAGCATTAGATACTTGTGGTTTAGCTGGACCTACTGTTAATGATCTACCTTCTCCTGCACCTAGCATTAAATATTGTAATGCATCATGTACGTGTGAAAATTTATTCTTATTAGGTTTATCTTCATATCTTTCTCCAGATGTTTGTATTCTTCTGTAATGATATCCACCTAAGAATCCTTTACGTAGTGATTTACAAGTTTTATTTAATAAAAATCCTGCCTTACCATCTACCATTCTATTCAATGCAGTTTCAACAGATTCTATTCTTAGACCTACATCATTAGATGGTGCAGGAAATGCCTGGATGCCTTGTTGTCTAAGTATCTGAAAAGGAGTTGTTTCATCTGTTTGTGCTCTAAAATCTCCAGCTGGATCTCCAAATATTTTTAAATCTTTATCTGCACAGTGTTTAATTATCTCATGCTTTAATAATTCACCAAACTTAACTGTACCAATATCAAAACAAACTAGTTCATGCAGTATCAACCATCTACCATCAGGTAGCTTTTGACCAAATACAGCAGAAGGTGTAAGACCAAAGTCTAATCCAATATAAACTGTAGTAGGTGCAAATTCTATTTCATCATCTGCTATGTGTACATCTTCTCTAAATGAACCATATACTAGTTTACCATCTTCAATAGTTCCTAATTTATTTAAAACGTAAACATCAATCCAAGATTTACTTTTTCCTCTAATGATATTTGGATAGTAATTAGGTGTAACATTTTGGATATTTTCTGCTGTATTATTAAGCTCATAACTTTTAATTTTATCATCTTCTTTTTTTTCTATCATGCCTGGAGGTTGTACAAAAAACTTCCAGTTGTCAGGCTTGACTAACATTAAGGATTCTTCTTGATTCATATGATCTGGTACAGGTACTTCACCAGACATAATGGACCACCAATGATCTTCATCAGGTGCATTAGTATCTGCTATAACACCATACCATGAAGGTCCACCATCTTTCATAGAAGGGAATCTACCTACACGCATAGTACACGCATCAACAATAGACTTAGGAATCTCTCTTGCTTCATTAATCCATACACCAGTTAATTCTAAAGACAATAATTTTTTAACATCTTCTGGTCTATCTAGTGCTAAGAATATAACTTCTAGCTCTACATCACCTATATGAATGTTATGTGTAAAAGGAACTGAGTACATAAAGTTTCCAAAAGAATTTTCTGGAAACCAATCTAACCACGTTTTAATAGTTGTTGTTTTTAATTGGGGATTTGTATTTCTTATTACTGCCCATCTAGATTTACGTTTACCATCTTCACTAGGCTTTTGTTTTAAGGCACGTCTAAATATTTCAATACAACAAGATACAGACTTCCCTGATCCTACTGGACCACGTACACCTCTAAAGAAGGAATCATCCTTCATAAAGGTTTTTATTGTTTCACCTGGAGCTTTGTAGTTGAGTTCTGTCAAGCAATACCATTATCTACAGATTTTTTAATTAACTTGTAGATAGTTTCTGGTAGTAGAGATTCTATAAATTTATCGGCTTCATTATCCGAAAATCGTAAGTCTTTGGGATAATGTTTAAAATGTTCTTTCTTCACTATCTTACGAAGTCTTTGACGATCCTCGTAAGATAGCTCCTCTGCATACCTCATATTTAATTAAATATTAATCCTAAGATTACTAAAGTAGGAATAGCACATACAAATATTTTACCTTTGTAATTAAGTCCATCCCATTTTCTTTTCATTTTTATTATTAAATCCATTATGCCCTTGCTTTCTTTTTAGCTGTTGCTGATAGATCTTTAAAGTGAACTATAGGTTTACTTGATGCAGTATGTGTTTTGCCTGTATGTAGTTTACCATTAGGCATTTTATGATATGCACCTTTATGCTCAGTTCCATTTTTAAAGTAATGTTTTTGATTAGCACCCATTACTTTTTCTTTTTACTAGCCATAATCTTTTTCTTCAAAGCAGGTGGTAATTTATTTTGTTTACCCTTTAACTTTTTAGATCCAGCGGCAGGTTTTTTCATTCCATACATTATGATACCCTCCTAAAAGGTTTTGTTTTAGCAGATATAGATTTAGGTTGTCTAACAAATTGTTTCCCACTCTTACTGCCTTTTCTCTTAGCTCTAGTTGTAGCTGCATATTCACTAGCAGTCAATGACTTGATCGCAGCTTCAGGTAAGTAGCGTTCACCTGTTTTTCCAGATGGCTTTCCAGATTTGGTTCTCCATTTCTGTTTAGTCCATGCTTTCAAACTTCTTTGTGGCTTCTTCACCGATATCCACCACCTTTGGATTTATAAGCCTTAGCTAACATTTGTGCCTTCCTCGCACTCCATTGTCCAGGATTTCCTCCTTTTCCTCCAGCTTTAATACGATTAAATAAACTTTTTCTCATTCCAGGCTTAGTATAATTACCAGCCTCATTGACTCTACTCTTTTTTACCATTTTGATTTATTAGCCCAGAACGCAGCTGACATCTTTCCTTTTGCTATATTTTTTCGATGCCTAGCCTTAAATGATTTTCTTTTCATCTTCATTCTCTTTGACTCTCCTGATTTAGGCTTACCAGCTGTACTAGCTCCCTGTTCACCATATCTAATAGTCTTGACCTTAGATCCTTCTTTAGCGACTACGACATGAGATTTTTTAGGGTGTCCTGGAGTTCTTTTAGGTTTGTTGTAACCAGATACACCTATTCGTTTTAATAAACTCTGGCTCATTTAAATTTACGATTTTGTGGTTTATTTACTTTCTTCAAAGCATTTATTGCTTTCTTCTGATCTTTATTAAACAATGAAAATGTAAAGATAGCTTTACCAGTTTTGTTATTAAACAAAGAAAAAGATACTAGATCTTTCTTGTTACCTTTGCCAGGAGGTCCATCATTTAATAATTTCTTTACAGCTTTACTATGTAGAACTTTTGATTCTGTTTTATCTGTAGACATAGATGCTTATTTTATACTAATTAATAAATTACTAGGATCTTTTACTGCAGATAATATATTATTAGCAAACTTCTTAATACTATTATGAATCTTTTTTACACCAATAGTATTGAAATTATCCTCATTCATCATCATAGCTTTAAAACCTAAAGCACCAGTATCTTTAAGAAATGAATTCTTTAATGTAGATTTATTATAACCTATCTCTTTAAATGTATTAACTTGTTTATCAGATAAACTAGACCAATACTTATTAAAAACTTCATTATCTTCCATTAACCTTGTTAATTCTCTTAGTTTTAATTTTTGTGATGTGTTCTTTGCACCTGGCAACATTGATTGTTTTGTTTTAACCATAGGCGTACTTTACCCAAAAAAAAAATATATTCAACGCTGTTTGTAATGTTCATAGCATAGGAAGTAATAACTACCTATCTCGTTCTTGATATGAAACGGAGCGAACTCCCCACACTCACAACAACGACAATACTTAATGTGTTCTTTATGTGTCCAGTTTAGTATTTGTAACTGATTGTAACTCGGACCTTTTTCGCTAATAATGTGAGTAGAGGACCTTTCTCTATGCTGTCGCTCCTGTTTTCTAACCCCCCTCATCTAATCTAGGTCTATCTTGATCGAGAGGTTTCCTCCTACACTGTGCTGTACCTTATCAGGAGCTTTGAACCCACTCCTATCTAGTATGTCCTTACTGGCTTCTAGCTTCACGTAATCGGACTTCGCTTCCTGCGCAAGTCTAACGATTGTCTTGACTGCTGGGATTGCACCTACCAGTCCTATCTCAGCTACACGTGAGCGGTAGTACTCTTGTACCTTTGGAAGTCGTAGCGTCTTACTAGCAGTTACTCTACCAGATTCTCCCTTTGCATATCCAGCTATTTGACTAGCTTTTGCTACGGAGCAACCTTCTGCTACGAGGGTATCAATCAACTTGCGTTGCTTATGTGTAAGTCCGTCAGTTCCTTTTATTTGACTGCCCATAACGATAGATACCTTGCTACGGTTTATGTTGTCAAGTAAAAAATTGTAAACAAACGAGAGATGTTCCCTCTCTCGTGCTCTCTCCCCCTAGAACGTAGACTGTTTAATGGATCAAACGATTGACCTATGTCTTTTCTATTACCTCAGTCAGCTATAGCGATAGCCTCCTTCGTGTCCTCTATATCTCATATAGCCACAGGCAACCCAATCGTTTGATTTACTCTCTCTCGATAATGCTCCATTCGTGGCGACAGCATTGAGGGGGTATCAGCGTGGTACACGCCACGAACTACCAGAAGATTCTTTCACCAGTCAACCCATAAAGGGTACTGTGCAACAAGTTAGCTTGACGTTTATTTCACTTCGTGAACGGACAAACAACTGGTCGCACTGACTGTCTTAGAATCTTTGGTTGCTAAAGTGGGCATTAACGAGAGATCGACTCTCATCATATCAAAGGAGATATACAATGAAGATAACAAGTAACAATATCTATGTAGTTCATACACAATACTATGAAGATTATAATATGGAAGCATCCAATTGGGATGAAGGATATTATAAATTTAAAGGAGGAGATACATACTTCCTCCATGGTTTTGACAAACTGGCTACAGCTGTAGCATTTGTACATAAGGAACTATGTTATCCAACTGAGTTTCCATCTAGCTATGAAGAATATACATATGATGATGCAAGTAAATTATATGGTAAGTATTTGGAAGATGGAGGTGATGTAAAGAAAATAGATTTACATCAGTGGATGGAGTTAAATGAAGGAGGAAAAACGCATAGCGTATTAAAAGATGAAGGAGGCAGAAATGCATAATCCATTAGAAAAAGAAGCCTGTGATATCATAGATAGAATTAAATATCTTGAGGAAGCAGGTGCAACTAAAGATGAAATTGATCTTGAAAGACAAAGACTTCAAGGAACAATGTATGGTAAAGAGCTAGAATACAATGATATAGAGGAGGTAAATTATGTCATACACAAGTAAACCAAGACACCTAGAAACTGATGAAGCTAACATCAAAGCCATTACTATGGTAGCTAACCAAGATTGGTATCAGATACTAGGACATCTTGTTGATGAAACATCTGATGTAGATGTCAATTACTCACAGTTATTACTGTGGCAGATATACAATTCATCCAAAAGATCTGTGTTTTCATTCAGCTTCAATGCACAGTATTACAAAGATAAACAGATGAATAGTTATCAGGTTGATAGGGAGTCCACATCAGGACAAGAGATAGCTGAAACCAATGCGAACTACATGGTTTTACAAGGTAAAACATGGAACGCATTGACTGACAAATACAAAGCTATCAATGAGGCTAGTATCAAACTATATGAAATGTTGTATCAACAACATCCAAAAGATAGGAAGATCACCAAAGTAAGTAAAGGTGAAATGAGAACACTAGCTGACATGACACCACAAGAAGTTAAAAGAATTAAAGAGGTGAATGATCAGATGTTTGGATACTGATCTGAAATAATATTTCAGCTAGTGGGGTTTATACCCCATTAGCAAAATTTTTTTTTCAGCGAGGACCAGGGGTATGTTGAATATGCCGAGCACTCGTGTTACAATAAAATAGAAGGAGAGTAAGATGATCAAATCAAAAATAGCATTTGATGCAGCAGAACGTGCAGCATCATGGGGAGTAAAAAAAATAACAGGTGGTAAATTCTCTGCCTATGCTGAGTATATCGGAACATTCTTTCTGATCTACTGTGGCTTAGGTGGTGGCTTTATTGGTATGTGTTTATTCCTTGGTATCAATCCAACACTAGTTGTGTCAGTAGTAGCTGCACCAATATGGATTGGTATTGTATTTCTAACTAACAATCTAACAAAGATAGCAGTACATCTAAAGGATGTTGATAGTAATCCAACAACCAAGAGAAAGAAAAAGTAATGAAGCTATTAGAAGTATCAAAGTGTGAAGCTATACTAAAAGATCTCATTAAATGTCAAGAAGAAGCTGGAGTCATTATGACTGACGCTAAGTATATACATGAGGCATCTATGGATTTAGATAGAAGAATCAAAGACATAGGAGATCGAGTAAATAAATTAATACAAGAGAACTTGGAGGAGTGATGGAAATAGAAATAGAAATATCAAAGGATACAATGAAAGCTAGAGTAGAGTGTATGAGATGTAATGGACTTGGTGTTATACCTTGGGGTGATGCACCAGATGAATCAGATCCCTGTGATGAATGTG